GGAACCGCCTCCCCACAAGGAGAGGACGGGTTGGGTAACCACCCCAACTTTAACCATATTTCAGGTAATGTCAGATCTTCGCGAGCACCGTTTTCACGTACTCAGAGTTAAGTTCACTGACCAACAGGCCGAGGAACTTCGCCCCTACCGCACCAACAACCCCTTTCGAGATCATCGCAATACGGTACGAATCCTGAACTTCGACATTCCTGTAGTCAGGGAGGCCGGTAATACCGACGGAGCCCCAACGGAAGTCGTATTTGTTGTTTACGCTACCCATCTTTCCGAGACCGGTAACGTTTTTCGTCAGATCAGAACGACCAGCAAGCTGTTCGTTCACGACGGTCGCAGACAAACCCCAGCGCGCGGCCAAGAGCTCGACTGTACCGAAACTGATCACACCGCCGTCGCCCAGGAATGTACCCAGAGCTTCAACGTCGCCGAAGGCGATGGTGCCATTTGCAGCACCAGTGTTGTCAGTGATCTTCAGAGGATCTGCCGACACATCGACACGCCAACCAACTTTGGTCAGGGTGTCCGCAAGCTTAGGCGCGATCGTGCTCGCCTGGTTCGCATCGCGGTAACCGAAGAACGTTTGCACGCTTCTCGACCCGTTGATCAGGGTGTTCAACGTGCCATACGTTGTACCCTTTACGAACTCTTTGGACATGAAGTCGTTGTCCTCGCACGCCTTCTTCTTCGCTTTCGCGTAGTCGATATAAAGCGTGGTCAGCTTGACCATATCCACTGGGAGCATTTCTGCGGACGAGTACGACAGGAACGTGATATCCTTATCGATGTACTCACCCATTGCCTTAGTGGCGTCTTCCAATTCGCCTTTGTTAGAAACACCGTCCTCCACCGCGCGTTCGACGTATCCTACGTACCACGAGACGGGAAGTACACCGGCGAATTCACAACCGGTAGCGGTGATCGTCACAACTTGCATGTCAACTTCGTTCTGCACCACAACGTTGCAATTTTCGTCCAAGACCCGGAAAAACAGGTCTTGGTTGCCCGCGGACGTCAGAAGAGGCAGCCAGCAGTCATCGGCCTCTACTTGCCCAGGTTTCTGGTACGCCAGCAGCTCCGTTTCAGGCTTGTAGGCCGGATTCAGCTTACCCATCATCGCATAACGTTTTTGGAAAGCGGGATCTGCGATAACAGGAACTTCTGTGGCGTATGTGGCGTCCAGATAAATGGATCCACGGTCGTTCGGGTACATGTACAGCGCACTGGACATTGCGCGAGCGTCGATAGCCAGGAAGGCATGGTCGGCTGCTGGGTAAGACCAGTAGATTACAACGCGACTCGCGCCTTCGAAGCCAGGACCAGTGATCTGCGTCGTCAGGAACAACGTACACATGTCAGGGCCTGCCTCGGCGATTGCCTCTTCCACCATTCGGTTACGTTCAACATCCGAACGGGCGGTTTTAGCTTTTGGCGGAGTGCTTTGGCCGAAACCGGCCTCACGCATTTTTGCGTCGTAGTACGGATACGCTCCGTTTTCTACGAACCAACCTGGATCAAACGAGTTGATGGTCAGGCCGGGCATCAGCCCGAACGCGGGATCCGCTGCTTCCGGAATTACCACGCTTGGAATGGTTTGGGCTTGACGGGACAACACCTGGTTCCGAGTCAACCCAGTTACCGCAGTCAGAGTGTTCTGACCCGTCACCTGATTGAAGCGAAGAGTGTTGAGTGCTGAAACGGGCGCGATCATATAATCGTTCCCGAACAACACAGGCCGCATCACTTTCGCCGAAACTGCGCGAGCGATACGTTTCTGGCCGTCTGTGGTAGCCACCGCCTGCAATTTCCCGAGCAATTGATCGGACACCCAGGAGGTGGCCGTCGAACGCTTGAATATCTGCAGGATCTCACCAGCCGCGGTGTTCGCCTTGAAAACAACGAACGTAGGCTTGGTGGTTTCTTTCGACAGGTCGAGGGGACAGTTATCCGCCAACCACCGTCTTACGAGAGCGGTTGACATATTAACCCCTTGGCATGCCGAAATCACGGGCGGTAACTGTGCCCTGTGGTGATGACGGTCGCTGACGAATTACCTCTTCACGAGGTCGCCTTTCGACCGGTTGCTCCTCTTCCTCGTCGTCTTCGTCCTTCTTGGCGAAGAAGATTTTGTAGCCGATGAACGCAGCCGCTCCTAGGAGGAGCCACGATCCTAACCCTCCGGAAAGGAGAGCGTCGGCAATACTCCCTACCGCAGCCACGGCAAGGTCGACGATAGCGGAAAGCACGTCGACGATAAAATCGACAATCTTCCCGAGGAGATTCGCGAAGAATTTCCAGATTTTACAGAGCCATCCCGGCATAATCGGAAACCTCCACACCGTTCATGAGTTTGAGCCACGCTTCACGATCGTAAAGCTTGACACCCGGATGCGTCACGTCGATCTCCGCCGCACGTTTGACACGGGCGAGGAGGCAGTCGTGACAAGGTTTTTCATCGTCGCAACCCAGATGATACTGGAATTCGACGTCGTCAACCTTTTTGTCGACGGTTTTTACAAACCGCCCTTTCTCGTCCCGTTCAGTCATAGTTACGACTTCAACAGGTAAACGAGTGCCGCACCCACGACGCCCCAGGTGACCGCGATTTGCGAACCACTTGGCACATCTTTGCCATCTTTACCTTCGAAATTGAAGGTGAGGGCGTTCAGATACTGTTGCATATCTACTCCCGAGTCGTCGACTCAGTTTGAATGTTTTGCAAAACCTGCTGAATCGTTTCGCCGTTAGACGGAACGATGGTAACAGGAGCCGGGGTAATCGCCATTTCCTGTCCGAGCAAAGTGACGCCCTGCGTGACCAACGTGAATTGGCCAGACATTGCGCCTCCGACGAACAGAGCAATTGCGATGATGTAACGACCATACTTACTCATCAGTCGTACCATCGATTTCTTTCACGATGGGCGAGATAGCTTTGCCCACCGCCATGCCAACCGTGTAGACAAACACGGCTTTAACGATGTAAGCTAACATGCGTCACCTACATTAGCAACGTTCCCGCGCCGCTTCCAAGAAGCAGAAAGACGGAGAAATTAATCACCCGACTAGACGCAAGATGGAGTCGACGGAGAGCACGCTGCATGCTTGTGTGCTCATGATTCCACATCCGTACGCCAGCAACGAAAAGCCGATCGTGAAACCCGCTGCTCTGATGCGCGACGTCCAGGGATCTGGAGAATGTGGGCCGAGTCGATGTTGAGATTCTGGCATGGGCCATGTGCTCAACCCGAAGTGCTGTCGCTCCCGAACACGAAGATCCCCAGGCCCAGGCCAACGGCCAGGTAGACCAGAGCGACGTGCGAACGGGGAGCGGTGTCTTTCAACAACAGTGGATCCAGAACTTTATTCATGGTTTCACTACTACGTTGGTTAAATGAAGTGCCTTTCGGCGATGTGTATTACATCCATGACCTAACATGGTGCCACGTCGTTACCCGTCGTTAAGGGGGTCGCCCGTGGTGCACACAACCTTCCAGAATGAACTGGCGAGGCTGTCGACTGAATTAACAGTCGTTGTAGTTGTTGAGCCCCATAAGGGCCCTTAGCCACTAGCGGCTTGCAGTTTGATTTTTGC